TGCTGCGTCATATGGAATGGTTCGAAGCCGCAGACCTGATTGTCAAAGGTATGGAAGGCGCGATTAACGCGAAAACCGTCACCTATGACTTCGAACGTCTGATGGAAGGCGCTAAGCTGCTGAAATGCTCAGAGTTTGGCGACGCGATTATCGCGAACATGTAATCCAGATTCTGGGTTAAACTGGAACGGGAGCCGATTGGTTCCCGTTTTTATTATTAGTTTTCGAATGGTTATCAACAATTTATCAAAATAGATTATCAAAACCCTCTCTTAATCAGATGTTTTTTCCTATTATTTCCGCATTGGCCATAACAATTTACCGGACGGCATACAGGTTGCTATAAGCATATAATATGTATTCGGGCGTTGTAGTCTCCAAACTATCAGAAATGTATACAAACTCGGTTCTCATATCCTTTTGCTATTTTATCTGGGAATCACTGGTTCCTGCTGGTTTCCTTAGTCAATGTACAAAAATATACATTACATTGTGTGATTATAACTTTTTTTTGCGTATTTATATGCTGGTAACACAATTTTATCTCTGTATATTTAAGAGAAATTTTTGGAGGATCTATGCATAAAATTAAGCTTGCAGTGATATTTCTTTTTATTTGCGTTTTTAACACGACTGTATCTGCTAGTAATTCAATGTCTATGAATTATGCTATAGGCAAGAAAAATGGGGCAGAAAATATGCATGGATTGAATATCATGTTTAGACACGATATGAATGATTTCGCACTGGTCGCATCAGGCACTTATATACAGAATACCAGCGGCTCTGGATATTCTTATTTAAAGAATAAATATGCATCTATTATGCCGGGTATAGCATTTAACATTACGCAAGATATAAACTTATATGGGCTTGCTGGTCTTGCTTCTGGCTCAAAAATGAAACCTAATCAAACACATGAGGTTTACGGAGCTGCTTTTGGTGCTGGTTTTTTTTACAATTTAACAGACAACGTTCAATTAAATTCAGGATATGAATTGGGAATTATTGATAACAAAGAAATAAATACTTTCATCATTGGGATAGGATATTTGTTTTGATTTTGAAGGTGAATAAAATGATCTCTAAAAAATTATTAAGAATATACGTTATTACTGACAATTATTTTTTATATCACGGCATCAGGGAACTTATTGAAGATTCAAAAGTTTTTGAATCTTATACATATAACGTTGAGCAAACCACAAAGCTTCCAACACTTATTTTTTATCATAAGTATCATACTCAAGATATTATTATTACAGATAACTTTTTACATTGTTATGCAGTTTCAAAATACAGACCAGAAAAAACTTTGATTTTACCATGTAATTACGACTTGGATAAATACATTGAGTGTTTTAATGATTTAACAGACCAAAATGACTTTCATGATATGCTTCATTTTAAAAAACTATCATCACAAGAGACTCTTTTGTTCACTTTGTTTTCTGAAGGAACAACAGATGACAACATTGCAATTATTCTTAACATAACAAAAAAGACAATAAGCACACATCGACGTAATATTTTGCAAAAGTTGAATTTAAAAAATAGACATGAACTTTATATGTATGCTCTGGCAACAAAGGAGGGGGTTTATGAGCATGTATAATACAATATCTATTTTATCGATAATGGTATTGATTCCATTCTCAATCTATTGTCTTTATGCTAATTATCGCATAAACGAAAAGAAGAGTATTGCATCAGAAACAACACCATTATGGAGAAAGATTTTTCTGCCGCCTAAGTGATTAGTATTTTAGCGGTAGATTTTTAATGTTTAAAAGTTTTCCTCTGTGAATTTTAATATACCCCCCATCATTGAGGTCTTTTAGAACTTTATTTAAGGAGCTACGAGATATTGTACTTCTAGATAAAATAAATTTGAAAACTGAAATTTGAGATCTTTCATTTTCTGGTAATTCCCATATAGCTTCTAAGTTGTTTTTTATAATATCGTAGGCATTTTTTGATGAAAATCTTTGATCCCTTTTGAAAAAGTTTGAAGCGATTTCACAAGTCATTAAGAAAAAATGTTTCCACAAATTATTACTATCAGCTAGGCAGTTCAGTTCTATAGTTGGTATTGCTGTAAAGGCTGCATCCGTCGAAGCTCTGAAATAATGATAATCATTCTTTTCGAACATAAAAAATAACCCTAAAATATAAGGTGCATATACAGTGAAAATTAAAATATCGTCTGTTTTCCTATAAATATCTACTCTACCTTCGGTGAGAAAGTAAACATGTGGTTTATTATTGAGTGTGCTGTGTATCTGCTGTCCATTTGACGCATAAATGCGTATAAATTTGTTAGAAGCTTCAACAATCTCTAAGATATGGTCAAACATGATTTAATGCCTCTGCTATTATTTTCATTCTTAAAGTTTGATGTTAGGCAATCATATGATCTTTTTAGGAGATGGCAAGTTTAAATTTAAATATGTTCTTGTGTAATTATACATAATTTATTTATGAGTTAAATTAGCAGCAGTTAGTGCTGGGTTCGTCAAATATTATCAACCTATCATTCTCAATATTCGTGAGGATGTGTGTTTTGTGTTAGTTGATTGTTTGGTAGGGTGCTAACAATTTATTTTATAACTATTTATAATATATAGTTTGCATACTAATGTTTTCCATGCTTGAGTTTTGCTAAAAAACACTTCTGCAATTCTATTTTTTGCGATATTTATACTAGTCTACTCATTCTGCTTTGAATTATATTGGTTTTGAATTCAATGTTAAAAAGAGGATTGAATATGTTATTTCTACTTTCATGTATTGTCTTGTTGATACTGATAGTTGCTGTTGTTTACGTTATGCTATTTAATAAAGATAGCATGGATATTACGCAATTCATAGATTTACTATATAAAGATAATGAAGAGAAATAAATATATAAAAGAGGTTGAGTAGGTGTTAACTAAAACTCAAAAAAATATCATTTGGATGATTACAGAAAAATCAATAGGCATAATTGGTCTTTTCTTTATAAACGCTTTAGTAGCTAAATACTTGGGGCCTGTAGTAATTGGGCAAATAGCAATCGCAACTGCGATTTTTCAAATTATTCAAGTTGCCGCGGTTTTTGGTAGCGATAGTATTTTCTATAAAAGAATAACCACAAACTTACTGGGCGGCATTCAATTAATGTTGCCTATATTCATATTGAGGAGTGCGGTATTTATATTTTTTGCATGTACTTGCATCATGATTTTAAATGTGCAAATGGATTTAACAGGTATGGTGTTAGTGCTGTCAATATGTTTGGCATATTACTTTTACACAATTGACACATATACAAGCTTTAATGAGTCATTGCTGAACTCTAGAATGAATGCTCTTGCAAACGTAACCGGACTTATTTTCGGTTTAGTAGTCAGAGCATTAATGGTTAAATATAAAGCTCCGGTTATCTTATTTGGACTGCCTCTTATAATTATAAGCGCTACCCCTTACTTTTTGAAGTTATTTATATTCCGGAAGGAATATAAAAGTAAAGTGACAATAAAATATAAAGCATTAAGAAAAAGATTTTTTTACCTGAGTTATGCGGGTAGTATTCTCGTTGTTCCTTCTGTTATTGCATCAATCTATCCGAGATTGAATTTACTTGTAATATCATTTTTGTATGGGGATCATGATGTCGGCATATATTCAGTTTCTCAAACTCTTGCTACTAGTTGGAATTTCATTTTGTTATCGTTGCTAACCTCTTGTCTACCGGCAATATTTCGAGAGAAAAACAAATCAAAAATAATCAATCTTGGTGCAAGACTGCATTTGAATATCATTTTACTGTCAATTCCGGTAATATTTCTGATGACGTTTTTGATAAGCTATGTAATCTTCTACATATATGGTGGTGAGTATAATGAATCTATAGCGCCCTGCATTTTATTATGTTTTGCAACATTATTATCTACACTTGGAATGGCTTCATCGAAAATAATTGTTAAGCTTTCTGGATATAGGTTTTTGCTATATAAAACTATATTTGTTTTGGTTTTTAGTTTGGTGCTTTCTTATTTTTTTTCTCTAAGGTTCGGATTGATTGGTGCTGCCTTAGCGGTTATCATTACTGAAATTTTTTCTCTAACAATTTTCAACTACTTGTTCATGCAAGGTTTTATGTTGTTAGTGCATGTCGAAATAATCAAGGTTATTTGCGGATGCGTTCGGAAATTATTTAAAAAAAGCGTTAGATAAAGGTTAATAAAATGCAATCTTTATCTGAATGGGTTAAGATAAAAGTTTAAGTCTAAAATCTATTCTTTATAAAAGATATTAATCGTTATGTTTAATTAATTGGTAAGATGTTTTGCAATCCGATGGGGTTTTAAAAAAATAAATATAAAGGAGTGCATGCTCCTTTATATAAGTATTTTAATCCAATCTTTACCCCGATCATCATGATATCGAGCCGTTTGATTCGGTGACTTATGACCTAGCAACTTCTGAGTATCTATCCCTTGAATCTCATATAGTCTTTCCGCTAACGAGCGTTGTTCATGGAAAGTAGCTGGCGTGCCATCCCCCCAATTTATGTCTGATTTATCACGAGCCTTACTGAAGTTCATTGTTATTGTGTTCGACTTTACCTGGGCACCTCGTTCTGCCATTGAGGTTGCCCGAAAGAAGTGGATTAGGTATGGACTCACTGCATAGTCACGGCAACGTGCAACTACATCCCTCAAACTCCAGTCAATCGCGTTAAGCCTTAGGGATAGAGGGAGCGCTAGCTTGCTCCCTGTTTTCTCCTGAACGACATGCAGATGGTCATCCCAAATATCGCAAAACTTCATGTTGGAAATATCCCCAAGGCGTTGACCTGTAACGAGCGCCAATAGCATTGCATTGCCCATGTATTGATGGCGGGCATCAGCTATCGCGAAAATCTTTTGCCATTCGTCGAGGTTTAGACGTTGTCGGGTAACTCGCCGGCGCGGTTGTTTTGTCGCAAGAGCCGGGTTATAACCCGGCGGTACCTCGCCATAATGCTGGGCTTCCTTGAATACATCGATCAAAACAGAGCGGATTACCTGGGCCATCCTCGGTTGACCTTCTGCAACATAGGACTCCAGTATCTGGGCAACATCCCGAACATCGACGGATGAAATCAATTTCATTCCCACGCTCTCACGAAGTAGGGCTACTGGTTTAGCCTTTTGCTTATGAGTGTTCGGCTTGATATCACCGTTCTCCAGTCTTTCATCCTGAATTTTCCAATAACGATCTAACCACGTATTTGTTGTTATCGCCTTTCCTTTGCTGGAGGCGATCTTGTCGCTTATAGCCAAAACCTGCCTGGTGCGCTGTTCAGCTAGTCGCTCATTGGCTTCGATTGCTATTGCTGTTGCTTCGGCCTCGTTAGTTCCAAGACTATGAAACTTACCTGTAACGGGATGCTTATACCGCCAGTAGATTTTATTTACCTTACGACTGTAGAGTGGATAAAGATTAGGTATCTTAACGTTGTTTTTACGTGGTCGGGCAGCCATCAGACAATATCCTTTGAAGCATAGGAGAATCAGATTTTTTAATAACGGGCTGGGTTAAATTACCTGTAATCTCGGCATCTTCTCTTACCCGCCAGTATCTTCCTTCTTTGGTGGCCGGGGGAGTGAACATGCTCTCTTTAGCGTATCGGCGTAAAGTATTCAGGCTTGGAGGGTTACTCCGGTATTTTTCCGCAGCCCATTCTTCTAAAGTCAGCATTTGAAGCATGTGATTTACCTCATAATGGCCCATATTCGGGCCATATTCTGAAATTAAAAAATCAGTGTTCAGTCAGACGCTGCCAGATTGCTGACACGTATTTGACCTGGTGAAGCGCATCCGAAATAGCCTTGTGAGGTTCTCCATCAAATAGGATTTCATAGCGAGGCTCGCAGCCAACGGCTTTACCCAACTCGACAACAGTTCTTACATCCCGGTTATTCCAGAACTTCCATGGGCAGGTGATCCCCGTTCGGTCATAAGATGCCTCAAGCAGGACATTGTCATAAGTGGCACCATTCCCCCAGACCTGTACAGAATCAGGACCGTTATCCGCATTCTCGGCTATAAACTCATTTAGCTGCAGTAAGGCATCATCGAGCGGAATAGCATCATCTATCACTAATTCTGAACGAGCTTCAGGCGACGCTTTAAGCCAGAAGATTATGGTAGATGCATCAGGAACCCCGCCGCTGGCCATGGAAGATTCCAGGCTAATCACTTTGTAAAACTCCGAACCGGTATTACCTGTAGATGGATCAAAGAACACGGCTCCGATAGATACGACTGGTGAATCAGCCTTTTTGCCAAAAGCTTCAATGTCGATCATAAGGTGTGTATAGAGCATTTCAGGCTCGGTATGATTATGATGACCGGAATCATTATTTATGGCAGTTGTGCTGCTATAAGTTTCAGTCGCGCTTGCGCTTGAGATAGTTTCTTCCGTGCCTTCTGATAACGCATCACCGTTCAGGGTTTCATCATTGCCAGTTTCTTCCATCTGCACATTATCAACGTACTCCGCCGCGGTATTTTGTCGGTCGATTACAGCGTTGCTGGTGGCCAGCCCTTCAATAGAAAAAAGACCATTACCAACTTTTTCGAGAACCGGTAGCGTGCCGCCGTCGACTTGTGCCCCTTCATTCTGGCCGCCAGTTTCAAAAGCAGAATCAGTCACTACCTCGTTTGTCCAGCTCACTTCAGGGTTATGGCGCGCAGCCGCAAGAGTTTCGTCTGATGGAGCAGAATGATCGCTTTCAGTCAGGTTTGCGTTAATGAATCCGCTGAGACGTGACGGATACAGGTAATGCTCCGGGTGAGCGCTACGGATAAGTGCAAAGATAGCCGCACGCGAGTAATCCAAAACTCCCGGGGTTGCACGAAGGGCTTTAGACCATTCCTTGAACGGACTTTCTTTTTTACTAACAATCTCTTTTGCACGACGGAAAACACCACCAGGGATATCGTAAATGTTGAAATCCATTGGTAGCGTTGCCAGTGCAATCTCTAAATCGAGAGTGTCAAGATCATGTTTAAGGTCAGGGTTTCTGTCAGTCTTGTTGCCTCCGCCAGCATTCGTACCGCTTTCAGTACGCTGTATTTCTGCAACGCGATTGCCTTTGGCCCATTCTTTTACCAGCAGGCCGCGGTCAATGTAATCAGTCGCCGCCCAGATTCTGGTGAATCGGAGAACCAAAGCGAGTTCGTGACGCTTTTCCTGGTTGAACACTTTGCGAATGGCGTCGGTATAGCGCCATAGGTCTTTGGTGTCGTAACCTTTAACCTGTTCGCAGTTTTCTGCCGCCAGCAGCAGGTTCTGGACATAGCTGTTGTCAGTGTCCATCTCCAGCGCGCTGATACCTTCGTATTCTTCGCGGCTTAAGTGGTGGCGCAGTTCGTCGGCGGTGAACTGGGCGAGTACCTGCTTGCGGAAGGGCATGCGAACGACTGGATAACGTGTGGTTTCATCATCATTCTCGTCAATCTGGATACCGTTATCAGGTTCAAGACCCTGATTTGCTATAACACCGGTGTCGCTGGTGCTTTCAGATTTCACATGGGTAAATTTGCCGCTGCGCCAGGCTTCCACTAATTGGTTGCGATCGCTGGCATCTGCTTTAGCCCAGTCAGCCATGAATGCAGCGATATTTTCAGTTTCGTGTGCTTCATCTGGCGCGAAAACCAGCTTAATCGCCTGAACAAGTTTCCACTCAGCGTTCAGGCTGAGTTCGGCAACTTCAGGGATGTCGCTCTTCGCCAGCAGCAGGTTCTTAAGATAGGTGTTGCCTTCATCCAGTGACATTTCGCTGGCAGCCAGCTGCTGCTCTTTTGTGATGTGTGATTGATACTTGTCGCTGGTCAGGTGAACGGCAAAACGTACTGATGGAGTGCGGTTTTCAAGCGGGACACTCTCGACGGTGGTTTCAACTGTACTGGTCGCTTCCGGAGCGGCAGTGTTGTTGTCCACGGCTCCAGTAGACTCAGCACCAGCCTTTGGCAGCCAGGTGCGTCCATCGTCCTGAAGTTCGTAGCGTTTGCACCAGGTGTAATCCACTGTGCATTCTTCAGGCAGGTCGTCATAAACCGGAAAATCGGTACGTACAGGCTTGCTATAATCCTTGCCCCGGCCGGTTTCAATACCAGCATCTTCCAGCTCAACATCCAGCTGCAAATTGGCTCGTGCTTCTGATTTAGCCGTGAACCAGATAACGGCATCTTCTTTGCCGGATTTCTGCGTTGCCTTGATTAAATGAAAGAATTCCATATCGGGTCCTTAATTTTGGTTGTAAGATACCCGCAGCTAGTGATTGCCGCCTTGGGTAGTGGTCATTGGTCGAAACTCGATTCCGGTAAGCTTTGGTCGGCTGACCGGGTACTTAACCCGCCTTGCGCGGGTTTTGTGCTTTAAGGGGCTGGTAACAGCCATTGGTCACAACTCGATTAAAATTTGAAAGCTGGCTGATGGTCGTCAGCTGATTTGTACGGGTAACACTCTCCTTTAACGTGCTGCTCTTTGGCAGCTGAATTACAACCAGCTTCTGTTTGGTAAACACCAAGCATGATGTCTGAGCATTCCCCGGTGAGGGCACAGACGGTAACGATCAGGGCAAAGAACGAGCTCATGCTTTAAGCTCTGGATTGCCTTTCTGTGCCAGTAAGTAGCAAAGCTTACGAACCAGAACTTCAAACAAATTTAAGCGAACGGCTTGGCAGCCAGCTTTTTTGCGTGCGAAATCGATCATGGTTAACTCCTGTGTGCCTTTAAGGCCAAACTGGCGGAACGGTAAACCTGCTGCGCGATTGTCTTTCCATCTCATCCGGTGTTTAGTATGTCGCCGGCAGCTACTTCATGGGCGTCCTGCTTGTTCGCTCTGTTTACCCTTATCGCCGGGTAGGCGGAACGTTTACTGATTACTGCTGTTAAGTTTTGATAACGCTAATTGTTATTTAAACCTAACAAATCGTCAAGTATAAATTTCGCAAAACCTAACACAAGGGGCGGAAAACGCAAAAAGGCCGCTGTTGGAGCGGCCTATGAGGGTGAAAATTATTTGATGTCGAGGTTTTTGAGGATCTGCAGGATTTCTTCTTTGCTTTTGGTTTTTATGAGGTCATTGAACGTTTGATCATAGTCCTTGACCTTGTCCCGCAAATTGATGATGTGTTGTTCTTTCTCTGCATTAGGAAGCTTGTCGAAGAGCTCTAAAAGCTGATGCTGCTGTGGGGATAACAATCTGTAGGATTCGGCTGGTGGTGGTTCATACCCCTCATCACCCTTAATAATCCAGCCCGGCTCTACGTTCAGTGCTGCAGCTAGTTTGAATAGGTTATCGCCTCTCGGTGAGGTTTCATCACGTTCCCACTGAGAGATTGTGACATGGGCAACCCCAGCCTGTTTACCTAGGCTGCGCTGGGTATATTTCAAGGCAGAGCGTCGCTCTTTTATACGCTGACCGATCGTTTTCATAGTTCGGAAATCCTAACGCGCATTGACTCTTGTTTCCTTAACATATAAAGTTAGGAAAACTTACCAAGGAGAACCCAATGAAAACCGAAGATGTAATAAAACACTTTGGGAAAAAAGCCAATGTAGCGAGAGCTCTCAACATCGCTCGATCCTCTGTCAGTGAATGGGGGGAGTTGGTCCCTGAACGACGAGCCGCGCGACTAGAAAAGATAACGGGTGGTGCATTGAAGTACGACTCAGTTTTGTATGAGCACAAAGATAACCCAAAAGATTCAAAGGAGTCTGAGTGATGGAAATCAAAAAACTAGCATGTGAGCTGGAGTCCTGGGCGCAGGAAAAGGGCTGGAAGACGGTTACACAGCTGATAACCCCGCATCACTTTGGCGATCTGCTTCAGCCACTGGATAACGTGACGGACTCAGACGAGTACGCGCGCCGACTGCACAACAACAAGCAGATTATCCAGCGTGCATTCCGCAACGATACGCCTAACTACCTGAAACAGGCGGAAGCCCTGAGCTATGCCATCCGCACCGCCATTGATAACGAACTGGAGCAGAAAGACTGCATGCTCTACCGGGCTGCCAGGGTTAACAAAGAGTGTATCGAAGCCACCAACGCGGTATTCACTGGGAAACCGCAACCGGTAATCCGCCGCGAGACTCTGGAAGCAATCGACGCGCTGGCGCAGCTGGTCGGCGTCAAAGTTAAGTTGGTTTCTACTTGTTCAAACGTAGTCTAGTTCAGCTGTATCGAGGTGTTCTATGAGCATGGAACTGATGGTTCAGGCGATGAAGGTCAAGGTAGGAAACCCGCTTCGTAAGCTGGTCCTGCTTAAGCTAGCCGATAACGCAAGTGACCACGGCGAATGCTGGCCTAGCTATCAGCATATCGCTGATCAGTGTGAGATCAGCCGTCGTTCCGTCATGAATCATGTTGCCGCGCTTTGCGAGTCTGGACTGATGCGAAAAGAAACCAGATCGGGGCCGAAAGGCAATGGCAGCAATTTCTACCGACTAACCCTGAGCGGTGCAAATACCAGTGCGAGGGTAGTGCAGGAGATTCACCATGATGGTGAAGCAAATTCACTAGGGGCTGGTGCAGGAAATTCACCAGATGGTGCAGCACATTCACCAGGGGTTAGTGAAGGAGATTCACCCAGAATCAGTCACTCTTCTGAACCAGTCAATGAATTAGAAAATAATTCTAGTCCGGATGCTTCGCATTCCGACGGGAAGATTTCAAAAGCAGAATTTTTAAATCGTCACCCGGAAGCAGTGGTTTGTAGTCCTGCTAAACGCCAGTGGGGTAGCCAGGAAGATTTGACCTGTGCGCAATGGATTTGGAAGCGCGTGCTGAAACTCTACGAGGAGGCCGCAACCTTTGACGGTGAGATCGTTCGTCCGAAAGAGCCGAACTGGACGGTCTGGGCGAATGACGTTCGTCTGATGCGCACCCTTGATGGCCGTAGCCACAAGCAAATTTGTGAAATGTTCAAGCGCATTCAGAGCGATACGTTTTGGGTTCGCCAGGTTAAATGCCCGGCCAAACTCCGCGAAAAATGGGATGACCTGATTATCCGCCTGTCGGCACCGGGCACAGGACATCACCAGGCTGGTGGACGGGATATCAATCAGATCTCCCGTCCAGATAACACCGTTCCGCCAGGATTCAGGGGGTAAGCATGCAAAACGCAGGTTCCATTCTCGATCGCCTTCGCCGCGTAATTCCGCAAGGCGTAGAACCCAAATTCAAGAACGCATCAGAACTGATGGCCTGGCAGCGTGAGGAAGGGCAGAAACGTGCGGCTGAGGTGGACAAACTCAACCAGCAGGCACGAGCAGAGAAAATTTTCGGGCGATCCGGGATCCAGAACCTGCACCGCAGCTGCAGTTTCGCGAATTACACGGTGAACGGCGATGGACAGCGCCATGCCCTGAGTATGGCAAAGAGTTATGCGCAAAATTTTGGAACCGGCTTTGCGAGCTTCGTTTTCACCGGAAAGCCCGGCACGGGGAAAAACCACCTCTCAGCGGCAATCGGAAATTATCTGCTTAAACAGGGGCGAACGGTTCTGATTGTGACCGTGCCGGACCTGACCCTGCGTGCCAGGGCCTGTTATGACAAAGGGCGTTCTGAAGCCGCGCTGCTGGATGACCTCTGCAAAGTGGATTTGCTGGTGCTCGACGAAGTAGGCATTCAGCGTGACAGCCGCGGCGAGAAAGTATTGTTGAACCAGATTATCGATCGCCGCCTGGCCGCAATGCGACCGGTAGGCGTTCTGACCAACCTGAATTACGACGCGCTGGTAGAAACCCTGGGTGAAAGGGTTATTGACCGCCTGCGCATGGATAACGGCATTTGGGTGAATTTTGACTGGGAGAGCTATCGCGGAAACGTTAGCCACCTGAGACCTGTTAAGTGAATTTTGAGGAGAAAATTATGGAATCCGTAATCGACGCACTGAAAGCAATGGGTAAAGCAACCTACCTCGATGTAGCAGCACGCCTGGATATCGAGCCCGTAGAGGCACTGAAAATGCTTCGCGAGCAGAAAGAAGAAGGGTTGTGCGATTTCTTCGATGGATCATGGTCGGTCGGTACCGCAAAGGAGCATGAGCCGAAGCGTATCAGACCCAAGCAGCCATCGCCGCTGGTGGAAAGGGTTTTGTCTGCAATGCAGGGGCAGGGAGCTATGAGCGCCAATCAGGTCGCAGAAAAACTGGGTAAAGGATCGCGAGCCCTGAATGCATCGCTGGGTGCAATGTGCAAGGACGGTCTGGTCCTGCGCCATGTGGACGGGAAAAACATCACCTGGAGTCTGGCGGGGGAACCAGTAATACAGTCAGAGCTGCAGGAGCCCGCAGCATCGGAAGCCAAGGCCGCATCGGCTACGGAAAGCAAAACCCTGGAGGAAATTATTGGGGATATCCCGGCTTTCGCCAGCCGTCCGGATGATCTGATTATTCCGTCATCGCGTTATATCTCGACTGAAATCCGCCGCACGAAAGCGAAGCTGGCTAACCTACAGCGTCTTCAGGGTGCCGTTCGTGAGCTGCGCCGACATAAGCATCTGCTGGAGGGGGTGGGGAATGACTGATTTACCGAAATGCCCTGTATGCGGAATGTCTCCTTCACTGAGGGTTCGCAGCCGGGGAATGAACTGGGGTTCGGCAGAGGTACGCTGTTCTAACGGCTGTCCTGGTATTCGCGCCGGGTTCGCATTTCCGCCAGATCATGAGAAGCAAGCCCATAAAACCCTGTGTGAAAAATGGAAAAAGCTGGTGGAGGAACTTTGCAAAGAAGCGCAGTCATGAGCAACGCCATAGACGTACACCTGACGGATGAGGTGATCAATGCAGCATTCAAAAACACGAATTTCGGCCGCTCTGATTTCTGCACAATCCTGGCTGAAACCGTGCTCAAGCGTGCCACCGGCAATTACTCTGGCTGGAAAGTGAAGAACAAAGAGCAGTTGATGGCAAACGCTTCCTACTTCCGTTGTAAGTTTTAAGGCTGGATCAAAATAGTAGATTGATGAAAAGGCCCAGCACTACGGGCCTTTTTCAAAACCAGGCTTAAGGGCGCTGGTTTACGTACTCGATGATCGCGTTAATGATCACGAACATCGGCGGTACGATTTTCAAAAGCAATGCAACCATCATAGCCTCCCGGGCTTAGGTTTAGCGGTCTTTGAAGTATCCCAGCAAGGCCGTAATGATGGCCGTCACCGGGTGCACGAGTTTTAAGAACAAAAGAAGCAGTACCATGTAGCTTCCTCTTTGTTCATCGTGCCTCGCCGCAAACACCCTTGGGCTTGCCTTTGCAGTTGCTGTACCTAGTCGCCAGATACATTCGGCACGAATTTTAGTTTGGGTGGAGCCTTCTAGTCACCAAAATTACTGGGCTGAAAATTCGCTTCCAAATCATGCACTAAACCCTTCATAACGGCTCAGGAAGCTTCAGGAGGGTTCCTGCTGGCTTGAAGAATACAGAGCATTTGTTTAAGCTAACTTCAGTCGCCAGATACATTTGGCACGGTAGCTGGAGGTACGAACTCCTATTACCGATTTAAAGACCCGGTCTAAACAGCCGGGTTTTTTCATTTCCGTCTGTTATTCACAACTTCTGTGGATAAGTACTACATGTAGGATCTTATGACTAATCCATACACTACATATCGCTTCATAAATAATATTTTAGTGACGAATCTTTTTAGTACAAGGGTTGTTTTTGTCGTTGAATTGACCTTATGAAAGGGTAAAAAAGGCTAAGTCCTCGTACCGTAAGGCCTGGAAGATATGTCAATAAATAAGAAAAAAAATTCACTATTTGATCGAGTGCTGATTTCTTCAACGGTGAGTCAACATTGCGCAGTGAAACGTGCGCAATCTTTACTAAAAAGATAGACAGTCCAGCCATCTTTACTCATTAGTTTATCTTGTTAACATGCGGTTAAGATCAGCTGCATTCCAGTTTTAATCTAGATAACGCTCATTTTTAGCTATACAGCATATCCTCGCTGCGTAGCATTCGGAATGCCCGCTTCGGCGGGTTTTTTTTGCCTAATGCCAAATATCCTTTAACCTTTCGTGCTCTTAATCCGTTGATCATTTTTCTGTATGGCGTTACTGTATAAACATACAGTTGATTGTCAGGAGTGGTCATCATGGGTTTTCCATCACCAGCAGCAGACTACGCAGAACAGACGCTCACTTTCACCAGCCTTTGCGGCTATGACGGCAACTGCCGCACCATCGAAACATCAGCCGGGTACGCGATCATAAACGTCGCCAGAAAGCCGGAAATGGGTGATACCGTCCTGATTTCGTTCTGCGGCAGTCTGGACTTCGCAAAAGTTCAGGGGAAGGCATTGATCACTCAGGATGGAGAGGCTATCGAGGGCGATGCGCTGGATGATGCGACCGTAATGGGAGTGGTAACGCACCTCCTGAATCGAGTGACCGATACTGACAATCGGCCTGTGATTTAAAAGACCTGATCTGATTCCTGTGTCTTAAAGCCGATCGGTTAGACAGAACAATTTCGTCGAATTGTTCTGTCTAACCTATAAGACGTCTGGTTAGCGGAACCTTTAATTGAATCAGTGCGCAGGGAGATAAAGGACCGCCCCCGGAAGGGGAAACCATTTTTAGGGATGTGCCCATGAAATTAAATGAATTTGCCGCGGGTTTAACCAAAGACGGATTGCTTGTTTTAAATCTGTCTGATGGCGAAATAACTGACTACCTCGTCACCAATAATGCTTTACGCACGCTGATACGCCGGGAAGGAAATCGAATTTCCGCGCGGATCCTCAGTGATGATGAGCGGATAATCAACCTTAACTCCCTGCCAGAAGCACTTAAGGTTCTCAAGCCGTAAGTGTTGATTTATAATAATCAAACGGGCTGAACACCCACTGATTACTGCGCCAACCTGAGGAATCAACATGGCGCAGAGTATTACCCAGAATCACCTTCACCGTACGATTACGCGTGGTGTTTTTGCTTGTGCTGGTGGTCCAGCATGAAGAAAGCAGATAGCCTCCATCTTTCGCGTGTGGCCGCACTGGGCTGCATCGTGTGCAGAAACCAGAACTTGGGCGAAACGCCTGCGGAAATCCACCACATCCGAACCGGGCAGGGCGCAAGCCAGCGCGCTGACCATCGAAAATCAATTCCCCTGTGCCATATGCATCACCGCAACGGTGGTTATGGTGTGGCTATTCATGCTGGCCGTAAGCAATGGGAGAGAAACTTCGGTACAGAGTTGCAGCTGCTGGAACAGGTCCAGTTAGAGCTGGGAGTGTTCTATGCCTAAATACCTCATCACTCCTGTCGGAAAACCACGCATGACCCGCGCTGATAAGTGGAAGCAGCGCCCGCCGGTGATGCGCTATCGCATGTTTTGCGATGAGGCCCGCTTGCATGGAATCCGGGTGCCGGAGAACGGCGCCCATATCACCTTCGTTTTGCCGATGCCGCAGAGCTGGAGCAAGAAAAAGCGCGAGGCCATGGACGGCCAGCCCCATCAGCAAAAGCCCGATCTGGACAACTTAACAAAATCTTTGTTGGACGCCTTGTTTGAGGATGATTCCCACATTTGGGACGCCTGGACATCAAAAATATGGGGCAAAACCGGAATGATAATTATCGAGGATATTGGAGAGAAAAATGCGTGACATGTACGAGGTAATGGATCGTTGGGGAGCCTGGGCTGCAGCTGATAGCAGTGGAGTCGATTGGCAACCAATAGCTGCTGGTTTTAAAGGTCTACTGCCGCACGGTAAGAAATCACGCCTGCAATGTGATGATGATGAAGGCATAATGATAGATGGCTGCGTTGCTAGACTTAAAAAATATAAACCTGAAGAATATGAAATAATTATTGCTCATTTCGTGCTTGGCCTTTCTTTAAGAAAAATAGCTAAAAAACAGAAATGCTCAGACGGGACAATCAGGAAAAAAATTCAGAACGCTCTAGGTTTTATTGATGGCTTGCTATCAATTTTAACTGAATAGTTATTAATGCCCCATGAAACTATGGGGCGAAAAAGTTACATGTTGAAGTAATTGTTCTCTCGATTAAATGTACTATTTTTGGGTAAGCATAACTGCTGGAGAGTTTTACAATCAGATAGACCAATCCACCCCAAAACATTGCAGATGCTAATCTATCGATAGTATTTAACCTAACGCTGGATTTATTAATTAATTCAGAAAGTTCAGTTTGAATATCACTTGCACTTTGCTTAACTTCAAGTTCGTTGTGAAAGGTAAGGTACTTCTTGAAAGCATTATCTAATCTGTTTTTTAAGGCTGAGAATGCTTCTCTGTAAACCTCATTTGAGGAAATGTTCACTTGTTTAATCATCCATAATCCGGCAATTATAATAATTGCCTCAAGAGGTGCATCTACCTTAGCTAAGGCACCTACAGCAATTAACGCACCTGGAATCGTAAGAGCTTTTGTTTGACTAGAGGATATAAATTCATTTATCTTTGATGTGAATTCTAAACTCTTTTCATCTAGCTCGTTAAGAAGTTTATTAACTGAATAGCGTTTGGTGTAAATTTCGTACAGTTCATTATATTTTTTGTTAAATATAATTGTCTGTTTAATGATGAATTTTAGTAAATTACTATCCTTGTCCGCTGACTTAGTTAATTCGTAGAGAGTTGCTCGCATGACTGAGCGGCGCTCTAATTTATGAAGGTCTTCAAATTCGAGTTTCTGAATTAGATTTAAAGCGATGTTGAGATCATTAATGGGACTATCAATTTCAGGTAGTTCATTGAAATCGAGTGTAGAGTCTATTTCTATTTTGTCTACACCTTTGTCGTTCATTAAGAAAAAAACATAAAATTCATTAGCGAAATGATCGGATAAACTAAGGAGTATTTTTTTCCATGCGAAATACAAATTGAAGATATTGAGAGTACTATTGGCCTTGATATCTAAGTGGGATGCTTTATTACTAATAATATAAAAATAGTCAGGTAGTTTTTCTGAACTATGAACACGTTGCCAAAAAGTCTCAAAATTGGTGTAAAAAGGGCAACGCCCTTCGTTCCAACAATTTGCACGTTTGTCCAACCAGAGTGCTGAGTCCCCTTCAAAAACTCCATCTGACTTAAGATAACCGATTTTTGAAAAAGAAGCTTGTAGGCTAGTTTTTTCATCCTTATTGCAAGGATTTGGAAGTTTGATGACGATAAAGCTATCTTCCGATAGTATTTCGGAAGATGAAATCAAAGTAGCAATTCTGTCAAAACTATCTCTATTAATCATCTGCATACTTTTTCAGTTTATTAAACTCTTCAGGCGAGAGGCGAATTATCACCTCATTATTTCTTTTGCCTATTATAACTGGTTTGTTGGAGTTCTCATCTCCAATCGCTCCTCGAAGTATTTTAATTTCGAAGTTCTGGTCTTCATCTGTGAGTTTTATTGTAAGTGCTTGTTTCGCAGAGTATATTGTTGGTTCAAATTGTGCATCGATTTTAAATTCGTTTTCATTGACGAAATCTTTAAATGTGGATCTGTATTTAGATTTTTTTGGTAAACACTTATCAATAACTTCTTGTATTTCGTCAATACTAACTGATTTATCAACATTGTCTCTGGATTTAATGTCAAGAAAATTTCTCACGGCTATGTCTGCATTTTCTCTGACTGCTCTACCCAAGGAGTTCAACGAAACAAATACTTCGATTGCTCGGAAAATTTCATTAATGCTTCTTTTGTTATCAACATCTCGAGTACAGCCTAGAGAATCTTTGAAAACATCGCTCTGAGATTTGCCCTGAATAAAGTCTACGTAGGAATGACCATCATTATCAGGATAACATTCATCGAACAAAGTCAGATCAAACATCGCTGCTTGGCGTAAAGCATCAGTGTTTACAGGGTTAAGACGTTTAGGCTGTAAACTACCCTCTTCAAAATCGAACGCGCCGCGTTTATCTACCATTACTATTAACAGTTTGCCTAAATCATCGGCGTCATTGATAGATTTATAATGTACAAATACCAGTGTCCCACCAACCAACTTTGAAACAACATTCTCGTTATTGGAATTTAATTTCAATTTATTCATCACAGACTGACAAAGTGTTTCGAAAATAATGGTGCCTGCGTTAAATTTTGATAATAGAGTAGGAATTGAGTTAGGAAGAGTGTCTTTGACTAAGTAATTATGGAATTTATTCTTGCGACGAAATTTCTTTTCAATTCTAGTAATGAATTCCGTAGCGACAGGAGTGGTAAGATTCCATAACTGCCCCATTGTAAACTCAAAAATTTTCTCTTTTTCAAGATGTGCTGTGATTGCATTCACAACCATGAAGTTTTGGTTGCCGATTCTTGCGACATTGGGACTTGCACCACAAACTTCACAATCTTGTTCGATGTCGTCTATGACATTTCCGCATTCCTGACAAGCGAATCCGCTCATAAAAATCTCACCTTGAAATTATTAATTTATATATAATTTGCTGTGTAACAATGCTCTGGCCTAGAGACATACCTATTTCAAAACATTACAATAAAGCTAACGCGTACGCAAAAACTATCGTAACCTGTTAAGAGTGGTTACTTCGTCACACCGCTTAATCATCAAAATCCCGCCTGAAAAGGCGGGATTTGTCGTTTTGAGGCTGCCAACTGGCGGCCTTTTTTATTTTCTTCACACAGCACCCGCACACAGCGAGGTGAGAGACCATGAAAATGAATGATTCAGGGAACATCTTCACGCAGTTCTTTGCGTGGGTAGCAGCTCTGGCTTCTGCCATTGGATTTACCACTCAGGATCTTGTGTTCATGTTCTTTGGCGCTGCTGGTTTGCTTATCTCGCTTGCCTCCTACATTAACGGGCGTGTAGATGCACACCGCAGGCGTAAAGAGGATGAGAAGCGAACAAAAATGGTCAATGACTACCTGAAAGGCGTTGGTGACAAACCGCTTCACGAACGTCCTGCAGCTGCAAGCGTGGTTGTAGAGGCATTACAAAAGGAAGGTGAGTGATGGGGACCAGAGCAAAACTGAGTGCTGCTGTTCTGGGGCTGGTACTCGCTGGTGCGCCAGCATCCGTCATTCTCGATCAGTTCCTGAATGAGAAGGAGGGTAACAGCCTCACGGCGTACAAAGATGGCAGTGGTATCTGGACTATTTGCCGTGGCGCCACGATGGTTGATGGTAAACCGGTTGTGCAGGGCATGAAATTGACTCAGGCCAAATGCAATCAGGTGAATTCTATCGAAAGAAATAAGGCTCTGGCGTGGGTTGAGCGCAATATTACGGTACCGCTTACCGAACCGCAGAAAGCAGGGATCGCATCTTTCTGCCCGTACAACATCGGGCCGGGTAAATGCTTCCCGTCCACGTTCTATAAGCGCATCAATGCTGGTGACCGGAAGGGGGCCTGTGAAGCTATTCGCTGGTGGATTAAAGACGGTGGCCGTGATTGTCGTCTAACCAAAGGCCAGAGGAATGGCTGCTATGGCCAGGTTGAGCGACGGGACCAGGAAAGCGCGCTGGCGTGCTGGGGGCTGGACCAATGAAAATTAATCCGGGTCTTATCGGCGTTGTCATTATTGCTGGCCTTTCGGTCGCTCTCGTTAAGAGTTGTTCAAACGCCAGTAGTCTTCAGAGCGATAACGACGTTCTGCGAAGCGACAACTCTTTGCAGGGGCTGGTAATCACCACCCAGGCATTCAACTTCAATCGATTCAATCAGGTTACAGAACATACCAACAGGCTTAACTCCCTAATAGACACCAGCACCGAAGAAACCATAATCGAATATCGAGAGATTCTCCGCCGTGAAAAGACCTGCGATCTGCCTGTTCCTACTGACATTGCTGGTGGGCTGCTCGAATACGCGTACCGTTTACGTGCCAGCGCCATGCACTCCGATACCGGCAGACCTGATGAAACCAATGATCGTGCCGCTGCCTCCAGCTCAATGACGTACTGCCAGGCCGTTCTCTGGATTCAGCCGCTAATCGCCACTATAGAAAAAGCAAATAATCAATTGAATGGGATAAGGAATTTAGAGGAAACAAGGTTTTTACCAAACGGCCAAAAACAGCCGTAGTTGCTGTTTATTTCATACAGATATCACCATATTTGGTAGGGCTTTTGCCCTTGATTTAGCTAACTTGAGATACCATTTACATTTCTCATAACTAAATAATTTGAGAGAAAAAAATGGCTCTGGTAGATATGAAATTCAGTGTAGTTGTGACATTTGACATCACAGCGAATGGGAAAACTGATGTTTACAGACAGGTTTCCGAAATGTTGGCTGAGCATGGCTTTGTTAAAGAAAGTAATCAAGGACATGTTTTCCCCGAAAATGTCTATTTAGGTTACAAATCTCATAAAGTTGAAGAAGATGACAATTGCTATAAATCTGGATCAATCAAAGATGCCTCTAAGGAAATAGCTAATGAAATCAAAGATTTGATGGTTGACTTCTTTAAGGAGCATAAAGTGAAAAATGAAATACTCATTCATGTAGGCCGTTCTTACACATCTACGGCCATCCTGAAATTTGAAGATACCAAATAACTCTTTTTTAAAAAAAGGTGATTTCTTACAAGCCATCGGCATAAGCTGATGGCTTTTTTCTGTGTATTCACACGTTCTATGTATAGATCGCCAACTGCGAAATGGAGCCAAGCGTTTACTTTGGGCGGTCTTCACCTCAGATGGATTCAAACGAACGGTCTACTCTTCAGCAATGCGCGTTGATATCAGAACATTTGGGGGAGAGGCTACCAAGCCTTCATTTTTTTATGGGTCCTCCTGGTGTGGTTGCCTGCCACGGGGCGGCGCGCTCGCGGGAAACGGCTAGTTTTTCGGATCCAGGGTCATCATCATCATGTGCGCAGGTCTCTGATTTCATTAGAGGCCATTTTCGCAAGATGTCGAATCGTTCAAAAAGTGTTCACCATCATGGACCAGGAAATTGCCACTTTAAAACTCAATATCAACCAGTTGGCAGGGATAACCGGCGTACACCGTCAGACGGTTGCCGCGAGACTGAAAAATGTCGAACCTGCTCCGGGCAGCAACAGCAAGTTAAAGCTCTATCTGGTGACCGACATTCTGACCGAACTGATGATCCCTACCGTTTCGGCCAATATCGATGATATGCCCCCATCAGACAGGCTATCCCACTGGAAAGCAGAGAATGAGAGGCTGAAGTACGAACAGGATACGGGGCAGTTAATACCCGCAGATGAAGTGGCGCGAGAATTCTCATTGATGGCGAAAGCCGTCGTCATGGTACTTGAAACCCTCCCGGATGTGCTCGAGCGCGACTGTGCTTTAACGCCTGCTGCGGTAGTTCGTGTGCAAAGCGTTATCGATGATCTGCGCGACCAGATGGCGGAGAGGGTGCAGTACGCTGAAAAAGAGGAGGAAGAGCCTGAGGAGGACTGATGGCAAAGCGGGCATCCGCCAGGGACATCCGCCGCGATGTTTCCGGTATTTTACGAGCCCCGCGTCGTATGCCGGTGGCCGATGCGGTCAGTACTTATATGCGCGTGCCAATGGGGGCGGGAAACTCAGTTCCGTGGGATCCGGATCTGGCACCCTATGTGATTGAGCCGATGAACTGCCTGGCATCGCGTGAATACGATGCGGTGGTGTTTGTGGGCCCGGCGCGAACGGGTAAAACCATCGGGCTGATTGACGGCTGGATTGTTTATAACATTGTCTGCGATCCGGCAGATATGCTTGTAATTCAGGTATCTGAGGAAAAAGCGCGCGAGCATTCCAAAAAACGCCTGGACCGTACTTTTCGCTGTAGCCCTGAAGTTAAAACCCGGCTAAGCCCAAGACGTAACGATAACAACGTCTACGACCGTACATTCCGCGCCGGTAACTATCTGAAGCTGGGCTGGCCATCCGTCAATATCATGTCGTCCTCGGACTATAAGAGTGTAGCGCTGACGGATTATGACCGCTTTCCGGAAGATATCGACGGGGAGGGGGATGCTTTTTCACTGGCATCGAAACGTACCACGACATTTATGTCCTCCGGGATGACGCTGGTTGAAAGCTCGCCCGGGAGGGATATCAGAGACACAAAATGGCGGCGCTCCACGCCCCATGAAGCCCCTCCGACCACCGGAATTTTATCGCTCTATAACCGTGGTGACCGCCGTCGTCTTTACTGGCCATGCCCGCATTGCGGCGAATATTTCCAGCCGGAAATGGACAATATGACCGGATACCGCGACAGCAGCGATCCTGTGCTTGCCAGCGAAGCGGCGTTTCTTCAGTGCCCTGCCTGTAAAGGCAGGATAACGCCGGACATGAAGCGTGCGCTGAACATGAAATGTGTCTGGCTCCGGGACGGGCAAACCATCGACAGTAAAGGCCAGGTTAGCGGTGATGGCCGTCGTTCCCGTATTGCCTCCTTCTGGATGGAAGGTCCGGCAGCTGCTTACCAGACCTGGGCGCAGCTTATTTATAAGTTCCTGACCGCCGAGCAGGAATATGAATCCACGCGTAGCGAAGAAACCCTGAAGACGGTGATCAACACCGATTTCGGCAGACCCTATTTGCCGCGGGCCAGCATGGAGCAGCGTAAAAGTGAATTGCTTGAGCAGCGTGCCGAAGACATCCCAAAACGTTCGGTACCGGACGGCGTGCAGTTTCTCACTGCGACTGTGGACGTGCAGGCCGGGCGCAACCGGCGCTTTGTTGTGCAGATTACGGGTTATGGAAGTATGGGTGAGCGCTGGATAGTTGACCGTTACAACATCCGGCATTCGCTGCGCTGCGACGGCAACGGGGAAAGCTTACAGGTGGATCCGGCGAGCTACCCAGAGGACTGGGATCTTTTACTCACCGACGTCTTTGATAAAACGTGGCCACTCGCAGCTGACCCGTCAAAGGGCATGCGGCTGATGTCGATGGCCGTGGACTCAGGGGGGGAAGATGGCGTGACGGATAATGCCTACAAATTCTGGCGCAGATGTCGCCGTGAGGGGCTGGGTAGGCGTATCTATCTCTTCAAGGGGGACAGCGTCAGGCGCAGCAAACTTATCCAGCGAACGTTTCCCGACAACACGGGCAGATCAACGCGCCGCGCACAGGCGACGGGTGATGTGCCTCTTTATCTTCTCCAGACCGATGCCCTTAAAGACCGGGTGAATAATGCGCTGTGGCGTGATTCACCCGGCCCTGGCTATGTGCATTTCCCCGCCTGGCTGGGCAGCTGGTTCTATGACGAACTGACGTATGAGGAACGCTCGAATGAAGGGAAATGGAGTAAGCCTGGCCGGGGCGCAAACGAAGCATTTGACCTGCTCGTTTATGCCGACGCGCTCGCCATCCTTAGTGGTTACGAAAAAATCAAATGGCCGTCAGCTCCTGAGTGGGCACGGCGGGAAACGTGGATCGAGGACACGCAGACGGAAGCTGGCGAAATGCCATCCCCGCCGCCTGCGCCGAAATCTAAATCAAAACCAAAACGTGAGAAGCCCGTAACCGAGCAGGCTAATCCGTGGTCTTCGTCAGGAGGTTGGGTGTGAATCCAGCAGATATTCAAAACATGATCGACCGCTACGCTGCAGCCGAGCTGTCTGTTCTGGAGGGGAAATCAATCACTTTTAACGGGCAGCAGATGACGCTCGAAAATCTGTCGGAAATCAGAAAAGGCCGTCAGGAATGGGAGCGACGACTGGCAACGCTCAATAACAAACGCCGCGGGCGACCCGGCTACAGGCTGGCGAGGTTTGGATGAGTTTTTTAGATGATGCGATTGGCCTGTTTTCACCGGGCTGGAAAGCCTCACGCCTGCGTGCCCGCGCGGTTATTAAGGCGTATGAGGCGGTAAAGCAAACGCGTACCCACAAAGCCCAGAAGGAAAATCGTTCAGCCGATCAGCTCAGCCAGATGGGGGCGGTTTCACTGAGGCAGCAGGCGCGCTGGCTGGACAACAACCACGATCTGGTGATTGGCGTTTTCGACAAGCTGGAAGAAAGGGTGGTGGGAGCGAAGGGCATCATAGTTGAACCGCATCCGATGCTGAGTAACGGGAAGATCGCTAAAAAGCTGGCCACTGATATCCGCAGAAAGTGGGGCGAATGGTCCGTAAGACCCGATGTTACAACCCAGTTTACCCGCCCCATGCTGGAGCGGCTGATGCTGAGAACGTGGCTCCGGGACGGTGAGGTATTTGCTCAGCTGGTTCGCGGTACCGGAAATGGTCTTCAGCCGGTTGCTGGCGTGCCGTTCTGGCTGGAAGCGCTGGAGCCGGACTTCGTGCCGATGAACAGCGATGCCGCCACCCAACTCAATCAGGGCGTTTTTGTCGATAACTGGGGGCGCCCGAAAAAATATCAGGTCTATAAAAGCCTGCCAGTATCCGGGCGTCAGTTCGATACCAAAGAGATAGATGCAGAAAACATGCTTCATCTCAAATTCACCCGACGCCTGCACCAGACCCGCGGAACGTCTCTTTTGTCAGGTGTTCTGATGCGTCTGAGCGCGCTGAAAGAGTACGAGGACTCGGAGCTTACTGCTGCCAGAATTGCTGCGGCACTCGGCATGTATATCAAAAAAGGCGACGGACAGAGCTTCGATTCTGATTCCGGCAGCGATGACCGAGAGCTGATGATTCAGCCCGGTATGCTCTACGACGAACTGCAGGCCGGGGAAGAAATCGGGATGATTAAATCCGATCGCCCGAACCCTAACCTCGAGTCGTTTCGTAACGGACAGCTGCGTGCCGTGTCCGCCGGAAGTCGCCTCAGCTTTTCCAGCACATCCAGAAACTACAACGGAACGTACAGTGCCCAGCGGCAGGAGCTTGTCGAGTCAACCGACGGATATCTGATTCTTCAGGACTGGTTCATCGGTTCAGTGACCCGGCCCATGTACCGGGCCTGGCTGAAGATGGCTATTGCTGTCGGAGAAATCAAGCTGCCGAGAGGCATCGATATGGACTCGCTTTATAACGCGGTTTATTCGGGGCCCGTTATGCCGTGGATTGATCCCGTTAAAGAAGCGAATGCCTGGAAAACGCAGATCCGCGGCGGTGCTGCTACTGAATCCGACTGGATACGTGCCAGCGGTCGCAACCCGGATGATGTTAAGTCACGCCGTAAAGCGGAGGTTGACGAGAACCGAGAACAGGGCCTGGTGTTTGACACCGACCCCGCCAATGATAAAGGAGGCACTAGTGCCGAAGCCAAAGAACCGGGCGCGTCACCGTCCGAAAGCCAGCGTAAAAAGTAATTCGTGGTTCCGCATGCAGTCCAGCAATATCAGCGAGGCCGACATTTTTATTTATGACGAAATCGGGTACTGGGGCGTAACGGCGAAACAGTTCGTCAATGATCTCCGGGCACTTGGAGACGTCACCCACATCAACCTTTATATCAACTCGCCCGGTGGTGATGTCTTCGACGGTATTGCTATCTATAACGCACTGAAGCACCACGGCGCGGCGATTACCGTGCATATCGACGGTCTGGCGGCCTCCATGGCCTCGGTGATTGCGATGGTAGGCAATCCGGTCATCATGCCTGAAAACACGATGATGATGATCCATAAGCCCTGGGGGTTTGCTGGTGGTGATGCGAGCGATATGCGCGACTATGCGGATCTTCTCGACAAGGTTGAATCCGTTCTTATCCCGGCTTATGCGCAGAAAACCGGAAAATCCACCGAAGAAATTGCGGCAATGCTGGAGGACGAAACCTGGATGAACGGCAGCGAGTGCCTTGAACTGGGTTTTGCCGACCAGGTGACACCATCCCTTCAGGCTATGGCCTGTATTCATTCAAAACGTATTGAGGAATTTGAAAAAATGCCAAAAAGCATTCGCAACATGATCACCCCGCCGCGCAACACTACCCAGCGTGACCCGGTTATTACCCAGCCTCAGGCACCGCAGGCAAAAACAGACCCTGCACCACCGGATGAAAATGCGATCCGCGCGCAGGTGATGGCTGAGCAGAAAGCCCGTGTTAACGCTATCGGCGATCTCTTTGCCATGTTCGGCAATAAGCACATGGAACTGCAGAATCAGTGTGTGGCCGACCCTGATTGTTCCGTCGATAAGGCGAAAGATTTGCTGCTGGCAGAACTCGGTAAAACGGCCACGCCGTCCAATAAAACCACCCAGCCGCATATTCATGCGGGCAACGGTAACTTCGTCGCGGATGGTATTCGCCAGGCACTGATGGCGCGTGCGGGATTCGAAGGTCAGGAGCAGGATAACGTTTATAACGGTATGACGCTGCGCGAGTATGCGCGTATGGCCCTGACAGAAAAAGGTATTGGTGTGGCCAGCTACAACCCGATGCAGATGGTTGGCCTGGCGCTGACCCACAGCACCTCTGACTTTGGCAACATTCTGCTCGATGTTGCGAACAAAGCGCTGATTCAGGGCTGGGACGAGGCGCAGGAAACCTTTGAGCAGTGGACCAAAAAAGGCCAGCTGTCAGACTTCAAAACGGCGCATCGTGTCGGTATGGGTGGTTTTCCTTCTCTGCGACAGGTTCGCGAAGGGGCTGAGTACAAGTACATCACTACCAGTGACAAAGGCGAAACTATCGCGCTTGCCACTTATGGTGAAATCTTCTCAGTAACTCGCCAGGCGATCATTAACGACGATCTGAACCAGCTTACCGACGTACCGATGAAGATGGGGCGCGCGGCGAAAGCAACGATTGGCGATCTGGTTTACGCCATCCTGACCAAAAACCCGAAACTCTCAGACGGAAAGGCGCTGTTCCATGCCGATCACAAGAACCTGAGCGCGGGCGCAATTTCTGTGGCCAGCCTGGACGAATCGCGCAAGCTGATGCGTCTGCAGAAGGAAGGGGAGCGAACCCTGAATATCCGTCCGGCCTACATGCTGGTGCCCGTCGCCCTGGAAACTCTGGCAAATCAGACCATCAAGTCGGCCAGTGTTAAAGGTGCAGACATCAATGCCGGGATCGTTAACCCTATCCAGAACTTTGCAGAAGTCATTGCCGAACCACGCCTGGATGAAGCTGATGCGAAAGCCTGGTATCTGGCTGCCGCGAAGGGCACCGACACCATTGAGGTCGCTTATCTCAACGGCGTCGACACGCCGTACATCGATCAGCAGGAAGGCTTCACCACTGATGGTATCGCCACGAAAGTGCGTATTGATGCCGGTGTGGCGCCGCTGGACTATCGCGGCATGACCAAATCCTCTGGTCAGTAAAAAACAGTCCTGACAAACAGACGCCCGTAAGGGCTTTTTTTATACCTGAAACCGGCCCCGCAAGGGGCTGAATGGAGAAGTTATGGCTAAGAACTATGCGCAGGACGGGAAAACGATCCCTCTGGTAAACAGTGGTGCAACCGATGTTCACAGCGGCGACCCGGTTGTTGTTGGAAAACTTATCGCGGTGGCAATTACCGATATCCCGGCTGGCGATACCGGGGACGGTTTTACTGAGGGTGTTTTCCTCCTGCCAAAAGTATCCGCAGATGCGGTTACTGCAGGGGCGCAGGTGTATCTGAAGGACGGCAAAATCACGATCGAAGAAACGGACGCCGTTGCCGCGGGCATCGCCTGGGAAGATGCAGGGGCAAACACCACCGTTGTTGAAGTTAAGATCAATGCCTAACCCCTTTGACCGGATGGCGGCGCGCATGGACGCGGCCACCATAAAAAAGATGGGAAAGTCAGCGATCATCAATGGCAGCAGCTATGACGTTGTTCCCGCCGAGCAGCTCGAGGAAATGGGGCCATTGTCGGGAACAGGTACTTCGCTGGTGGTTTTCTCTGAGCTTTACCAGCCACGCCGAAAGGACAGTGTCGACTACGACGGTAAGAACCTTACCGTTACCCGCTATGACATGTTCAACGGAAAACCCCGCATCCATCTCGAATGAGGAGGCGCTATGTCTGTAAAAGGACTGGAAAGGGCTATTCAGAACCTGAACAGCCTCAGCCGGTTAATCGTTCCTGAGGCAACCGCAAAAGCACTTAACCGGGTGGCCAGCAGAACGATAAGCCAGGGGAGCAAAGCTGTAGCGAAAGAAGCAACAGTTGATGATAACCGGAAAAAGGGGCTTCCGGTTCGTCTGGTCCGCCAGCGTTCCCGTCTGCGCAAGGCCCGTCACGATCGCCCGGTCGCGTCGATAAAAATCAACCGCGGTAATCTTCCTGCGATAAAGCTCGGCACGGCACGCGTCCGGCTCTCGCGTAAAAAAGGGGCCAGAAACGGAGCGGGCAGCGTCCTTAAAATCGGGCCCTATACCTTTCGTAACGCTTTTATCCAACAGCTTGCGAACGGGCGCTGGCAGGTCATGCGGCGCGTAGGTCAGGCCCGTTATCCGATTGATGTGGTCAAAGTTCCTCTTGAGACACCGCTCACCGTGGCCTTCACCGCTATTTCAAAGCGCCTTATTGAAAGCGATATGCCCAAAGAACTTTCCGCAGCCCTGAAAAACCAACTGAGGATCCACCTGAAGCGATGAACAGACACAGCGCAATTCGTGCAGCCATTCTGGCAAAACTTAAAGCCGAGATCACCGACACGGTAACCTGGTTTGACGGGCACCCTGTTTTTCTTGAAGAGCAGGATCTCCCTGCCGTGGCTGTATACCTTTCTGACGCGGAGTACACCGGCGATTCGCTTGACGAAGATTCGTGGCAGGCGGTTGTTCACATTGAGGTATTTCTTAAAGCCTCCAGCCCCGACAGCGCGCTTGATTCCTGGATGGAAGAGAAAGTGTATCCGGCAATGGCCTTCATCCCGGGTCTGACCGAACTGGTCGAGACGTTCAACCCGCAGGGTTATGACTATCAGCGGGATGATGAAATGGCCACCTGGGGTTCAGTCGACTTCACGTACTTAATCACCTATTCAATTTAAGAGGTACTTATGCCTACTCCAAACCCGCTGGCCCCCGTGAAAGGTGCCGGTACCACACTCTGGCTTTACACCGGAACGGGCAACGCTTTCGCTAACCCACTCTCGGATATCGACTGGAACCGCCTTGCGAAAATTAAAGAGCTGACGCCGGGCGAAATGACCGCCGAATCGTATGACGACACTTACCTCGACGACGAGGATGCCGACTGGAACGCGACGGCCCAGGGGGCAAAATCTGCTGGCGATACCTCGTTCACCCTCGCCTGGAAGCCGGGCGAAGAAGGGCAAAAAGACCTTGTCGCATGGTTTATTGATGGCTCAGTACGCTATTACAAAATCAAATACCCGAACGGTACCGTCGACGTTTTCCGCGGCTGGTGCAGCAGCCTGGGTAAAGCCATTCCGGCAAAAGAGGTCATTACCCGTACAGCGAAAATCACCAATACCGGCAAGCCGGAACTGGCAGAAGAAAGCGGGACCCCGAATATCCCCGTGACCGGCGTTACGCTCGATAAAGCCACGGCAAGCGTGGTCGCGGGCGCAACCACAACGCTCAATGTGACGGTTAACCCTGCCAGTGCCTCAGATACCTCGTTCCGCGTGGCAACCTCCGACGGGGCAAAAGCAACGGTCACCGTTAGCGGCAACGCGATCACCGTCACCGGCGTGGCGGCAGGCACCGCTGACGTTATTGTTATGACCAGCGATGGTAATTTCGTAGCGGTCTGCAAAGTCACCGTAACTGCAGCGTAAGGAAGGACGCATGTTTCTGAAAAAAGAGAAGTTCACCTGGCAAACAGAATCCCTGACCATCTTCGAGCTGTCGGCGCTGCAGCGTATTGAGTACATCACGTTTATGGCCGCAGAGGAAAAGGCCGTCAGCGCTGACAGCGACGGCATCAGCGATCAGGAAATGACGGCCAGGCTGATTGGCTCAAATATTCGCTGCGGTGCGCGTTTGATCGCGATGTCTTTGTGGCATAACGATCCGGCTGGCACGGATGTGGAAACGCTTTATCAGCAGGTGCTTAGCGGCTGGCCGCCGGAGGCGATCGGTAAAGCAGAAATGGAAATAAAGCTGCTCTCCGGCATGCTCGTTCCGGTTGAGGATGACAATCCTGCCGATCCGGATGCCTCAGCGGAGGCCGAAAGCGCAGAACCCGTTACGGCGGAAAAGCCCTTGCCAGCGAGCTGAAGTTTGTCCTGAATCTGGCGCGCGAGTTCGGGCGACCCGACTGGCGCGCCATGCTGGCTGGAATGACTTCCAGTGAGCTGGGTGACTGGCACCAGTTCTACCGGGAGCATTATTTTCAGGACGCGCAGCTCGATGCGCATTTCTCAGAGCTGCTTTATTCCATCTCCACTCTTTTCTTCCGCGACCCGGAACTTACCCCCGCACATTTCAGCCTGCTTTCTCCTTCGGATGTCGTCGTCAGCGATGACGAGCCGGATGATGACACGCTGATGACCGCCGCTGAGGGGATCACAGGAGGTATCCGATATGGCCCAGCAGATTAGCGATCTGGTTATTAAGCTGGATGTTGACCGCGCAACCTTCAGCGAGCAGGTCGCCCGAATCAAAGGGCAACTGACAGGAATGGCGGATGAGTCTGATAAAGTTCAGGCGCGAATGCAGCGTGCTGCGGACCGTCAGAGCGCTGCACTAAAGAGTGTGGGCGACGCCGGCGCGGCTGCCGCCGCAGACATGAAAGCCCGTCAGTCGGCCGCAACGGAAGGGCTGACCAAAGACTGGCAGAACGTTTCAAAGTCCGTTGATGAAACTCACCGCCGCGTGACCGAGCTTAATCAGCGCATGCGTGAGAATGACGGGCAGGCCGCAGCGCTTGCCCGTCGACAGGATGAACTGGCGGCATCATTTTTCCGCCAGATTGACGGCGTTCGCCAGCTCAATGGTGAGACACAGTCGCTTGCGAACGTGCAGGCACGCTTTCGCGCTGCGAGGGCACAGGGCAACATAACCCAGCAGGATTATCTCGCCCTTATTTCCCGCACCACGGCCCGTCAAAAAGAACTGCAGATCGTGGAGGAAAAATCGGCCGCAGCGCGCACGCGATTCCTCAGCCAACTGAAGCAACAGGTTGCAGAGCAAAAGCTCTCCGGTACCGAGCTGCTGCGCATGAAGGCGGCGCAGGTCGGTGCCAGCGATGCTGCTGAGGTCTATATCCGCAAGCTTGAAGCTGCCAAAGTGGCCACGCACGGTCTGGGGCTGCAAAGTGCTGCAGCAAGGCGCGAGATTGGCATCCTGGTTGGTGAGGTTGCAAGAGGTAACTTTGGTGCCCTGCGCGGCTCCGGTATCACGCTTGCCAACCGCGCAGGCTGGATTGACCAACTGATGACATTACGCGGGCTGGGTATGGCCGGTGTTGTCGGTGGTATTGCTGCAGCTGTATATGCTCTGGGAAAAGCATGGTATGAGGGGGGGAAAGAGTCCGAGGAGTTCAATAAGCAATTAATCATTACCGGGAACTATGCCGGGAAAACGTCAGGTCAGTTGTCCGAGCTGGCCAGGTCTATTACCGGTACTGACGGTTCTCAGGCTGACAGTGCTGCAGTACTGGCGAAGGTAGTGGGTAGTGGGAGTTTTAAGAGTTCACAAATTGAGAGTATTACCCGTGCAGCCTTGGCGATGCAGGAAGCTACTGGTAAGTCGGTCGACGAAACTATCAAGAATTTCCAGAAGCTTTATGAGTCGCCGACTAAAGGCTCTGCTGAGCTGAACTCTCAGATGCATTACCTTACTGCAGCACAGTTCGAGTACATTTCATCGCTTGAGCGCCGAGGGGATAAAGAAGCAGCCGGGCAGGCAGCCGCCGATGCGTACAGTCGTGCGGAGCAGCAACGCAGTCAGCAAATTCTGGATAATCTGGGGCTTATTGAGCGAGCAGCATTAGCAACCCGCAACGCGTTTAAAGGCATGTGGGACGAACTTCTGAATATCGGTCGCGCTGATAGTGATGCGACCAAGCTTCAGACCATGAAAGAAACGCTCGCCGAAATACAGGAGAACAGTAAGCAAGGCATATGGGGCCGGTTCAAAAATAACTCGATGGGTGTCGATAAAGCGCGGCTGGAAGCGAATATCAAAAACCTAGAGTTTGTGATCAAATCTCAGGAGGGTTACAACCAGAAAAAGGCTGAGTTTAATCAGATCAACCAGGACGGTATCGATGCACAGATATCGTTCAACAAATATCTGGATGCAGGTACGACTCAGGCTGAGAAACGTACGCTGGCACAGAAGGATTTGAACAAGGCTATAGCCGATAATGCCAAAGCTGCTAAAGCGACGCAGACGCTGGAAGATGGGAAGCGTGTAAAGCTATGGACACCAGAAGAAATAGCGAAAGCTCGTGCCGGTATCGACAAACTCTATCAAGAGCCAAGAACGCCAAAAGCGAAAGGGTACACGACTCCTGCCGGTGACAAAGCCGAGGAAAAGGCGCAGGCCGAACTTCTCACCCTTCAGGCCCAGCTTAAAACGCTTGAGCAGCATACCAGCGTGAACGACGTCATAAGTAAACAGCGTCAGGATCTCTGGCAGACTGAAAATCAGTTCACCGTTCTGCAGGAGGCCGCGGGGCGTCGTCAGCTTACGTCGCAGGAAAAATCTCTGCTGGCGCACAAGGAAGAAACGCTCGAGTACAAGCGGCAGCTGGCCGATCTTGGCGATAAGGTTGCCAGCCAGCAAAAGCTCAACCAGTTGGCCGATCAGGCCGTGAAGTTTGAGCAGCAGCAAAAAGCCGCCAGGGCAGGCCTGCAGGCTCAGTCTGAGGGGGTATCCACCCGGGAAGCCGGGCGACAAACTACGCTGCAGCGTCTCACCGAGAGCTATTCGTACAACCCTCAGGCGCAGCTAAAGGTTCTGGAAGAGCAAAGGGCAACGTTTGAGGCAGAAGATGCCCTGCGCGCAAACTGGCTGGCCGGTGCGAAACAGGGCTGGGCCGAATATCAGGATTCAGCGACAAACGTTTTCAGCTCTGTTCAGCAGATTTCGCAGGCTACGTTCAGCGGGCTGGCGG